TAGGTGGTATGGCTGGTGCGATGAATGTAATTGTAAATGTAGATGCTTCTGGTTCTTCTGTTGAAGGTGATGAACAAGGTGGAAGAGAACTTGGTCTTGTATTGTCAGCAGCGATAGAATCTGAATTAATTAAACAAAAACGTCCTGGAGGTTTACTTGCATAATGGCTACTTTTCCCTCGATTACCCCTTCCTACGGACAGCAAAAAAGATCACAACCGAATACTAGAACTGTACGTTTTGCGGATGGGTTTGAACACAGAATATTATTTGGACTCGCTGCTCATCAAAATCCTAAGATATTCAATTTTACCTTTAATGTTTCAGAGACAGAAGCAGATGTTATAGAAGGATTTTTAGATAGTAGAGCCAATGATAGTGCTAGTTTTGATTTCACTCCACCAGGAGAAGGCTTTACAAAAACAGGAACTTATTCTCAGTCAGGAACTACAGTCACAATCACGATCACAAATCATGGTGTTGCAGTAGGAGATGAACTGACAATAGATTACACTTCTGGCTCTGCTACTGATGGTACGTTTATTGTTGCTTCTGTTGCAGATTCAAATACTTTTACAGTAACGGCTACTGCCAGTGCCACTAATAGTGGGAATGTTTCTATCACCTTGTCTGGTGCTGGCAAATATGTCTGTGAATCTTGGAATAAATCTATTCCTTACA